TTATTCAGCTTTCTTTTTTAAGTAATCCAACGCAATTTTTAAAGCTTCTTTCAATGCAGAAAGAAAATCGTCAGGTAAAAGAATCAATACTATACCTGTAACGATCATACTTATTATAAAGTAATTGATTGTAGTAATCTGCTCCTTGTACAACAGATATTGCAACACCATACCTCCGGCAATCAATAACGACCCTAGGAGTGAAGTCTTCCAGCTATTAATAATATTATTTAGCATCGTCTTTTTTATTATGCTTAAACTGATTGATAACTTTTAAAAACCAATAAGCAGCAGTAAGCGACAATATAATAGTACCAAGCAAAGTGTTAACAAAAACAATTGTACTTGTTGTAATAAAAGCGGTTAATAATATTGGTTTAAAATTGTGTGTCATTTAGGTAATCTTAAATACTAAATATTATTTATTCCAAGTATTGTACAAGCTGTCCTCACGCAAAATATTTAGCTTTATAAAGTCTTTTATAATTATTGGGCTGTTTAAATATTGTTTGAAAAAATCAAATAAACCAATTGGATTGGCAACTATATTACCGGAGGGGTCAACGTAATAATTTGTCGTGTTACCACTTGCATCAGTTGCACCAGAAAGAGCAACCATTACCCCGTCAACAGGATTACAAAGTCGTTGATTATTTGCGACTAATGTAAAATTATAAACTGGATATTCAACACCATTGACCTCCGCTCCTATTCCGTCGATATCGTTCTCATCTTTTTCAAAAAAGCGTCTTTTAGTCCAGACGCTAAATTGTGAATTAGGTATATCGATGTCAATTATATTAATGTCAATTACCCTTGCTTTGCCATTGGTTGGGCTATCGCTTATTCTAATTTGAAAATCTGTTAACATATTTTTATAAATTTTTATTAATAATTATTAAGCTGGTTCAATTAGTAGCCAACTGATTAATGAGGTATCTGTTGCATCTGCACTCGTAATCGTAAAACTTGTACCAGCCGTCCTTGCCGTCACTCCTATCGCTTTTGGTACGGTTACCGTACCCAAACTTTGTATTGTTAATTGTATTCTACTATTAGCCGTTACCGATGTAGTACTAACTACAACAGAACCAGCAGTCAAAGTTGCAACCCCTGAACTCGCATTAGTACCCTCTTTGATGTAGATTTTATTGCCAGCGTTGACTAGAGAAATATTTCCGGCAAAACCAGCAGCATAATTTTTAATTATCGTAACATTAGTACCTCCTGTTGGTTGACCAAAATAAGCGGTATAAACGTTGTTAAGTGTCGTTGACGAACTACCAGTAATTATTGTTCCGTTGAACACATTAAAACGTTGTTGGGTAACTGTACCTCCAGTATATTGAATGTAACGCCCCGCACTTCCGTTAAAAATTGCGTCAGGGTATTCTAAAGGTTTATAACTTTTATGATTACCAGCATCAATTCTTAATGCAGGTACAAAACTAGAAGTTAATTGCGCTTGTGAAACATAAAGTTTAGCGTTGTCGGTTGTCGAACCAAGTAATAAATTACTGATATTTGACAAACGCATCTTTTCAATGCCACTTTGCGTCCAGTTATTCACCCACTGATAATTAGTCGTTAAAAAGTTTGTCCCAATATTGTAAATAATTGAGCCGTAATTAGTAGCAGCAGAATTATTAAAATATAATGCAGATAAATTATTATTAATTGCAACGTTGCCGCCGAAACCAGCAGCATATTTATTTGTAACAGTTGCGTTAGTGCCTCCCGTTGGCGCACCGTCAACGTAAAATGTATAGGCGTTAGTTAATGTACTCGCTGTAACAAAAGAATAAATCGGTGCAGAAATTCTAACAGCTCTTTGTAGTGGTAGTGCACCTCCGCTAAATTGAACTGTACGATTTAGATTAAAATAAACGTCATTTAATTCAATTGATTTAGTTAAACTGGTATGCGCACCTCCTGTCGCTTTGATGATCGGTAAACCTCCGGTCGTTGTCAATGCGTTCTGTTGCAATTCAAATTTTGCCGCTGGTGTTGCACCTACAACAGCTGATGTTGAAAGTAATAAATCTCCTTTTGTTGAAAGATTACCAGCAAGAGCACCGTTAGAATAAAATGATATAAAATAGGTACTCGCTCCACCTACTTGAGCCTCCAATGTAGTATTACTACTTTTTAAAAAAGCTCCGAGAGAACCATTCGACCAAGATTCGTAGCCGGCTAAGGCCGTACCAGTATTTGAATATTTTAAACTGGTGTTCATTGCTGTTATTTGTAATTGTCCAGTTGAGCCGGAAAAAGTTAAATTATTAGTACCTAAACCTATCGTTGTTGCACCAGTTAACGAACCACCTAACCCAACGTTATTTTTTGAATTTACTTTTAATCCATTAGTAGCCCCTGTTATTGTGCCTGTACTGGTTGAAGTAATTGTAACACCAGTAAGCGATTGAATAACGTTAATACCTGTACCAGCCTTTACGTTTTTTATTTTTAAATAAGAACTAAGGTCAATTATTGGAGCAACTGAATATAAACCACCATTATTTAAGATGGTGTAATTTTGATTTGTATAATTTAGTTTATACGTTTGATTATTAAATTTTATTTGGTAACCCATTTTTTCAAGTACTAATTTTAATAAGGGTTATTTTGTGACCTCATCTTGAACGATAAACTTACCTTGCATAATGGTTTGACCTTTCGTGCTGGTGCTTACTTGGAAGTCATACACGTACTCGTCCGCATTAATTGGCAACGAATTACATTGAATTGTGAACGCACCAACAGAGCGGTTACTTATATCAATCTGATAGGTTGCACCAGTAGCCGTAAATGAAATTACCTCAGTACCTAATTCGTTATTTTTTACAGTAAGTTTCGCTGAAGTATATCCAGAAAAATTGACAGCATTGCCGTTATCGTCTTGCACGACAAAAGGAAAGTTTACTAAATCGTTTTTTTTTGTTACTAAATCAATCGTTACTGCTGGTGAAAGTTGTATTGTTGGCATTGAAAGGTATTTTATAATTTTTGATTATAAATACTTTCCAAATCCTTTTTAGGTAACAATATTAGTAACCGTTGTCGTGGTAATCCCATTTGACAGTACTTGAGCAAGTTCGAGCGTTGCCCAACATCCCTGAACATCGTACTCCAATGCAATTACCTCGTAAGTTTTACCACCAAAAGAAAGCAAGCTATTTATTTTAATCTCTGAATTATCTTTCACATCAATTCTCAGATATGATCTAAATTTTGAACTTCTTTTTTGCTTATTAAACAAATTAAGTTGGGTCAGATTATTGACAATATTAGATGAACTGTATAATACCTCCAGATCATCTATAACAGTTAAGATTGAAGTTGCACCTCCTGCAATATTTCTAATCTTTAAACCAAATTCAGAATCGTCATTGGTACTAAAATAACCCGTTGAATAAGTTGTATAAGTTGTACCTGTCAATATTGGAGTCCAACCAGCAATTAAATTATAATTACCAATTGAAAGCGATTTACTATACAATTCAGCTAAGGCAATGCCTTTCTGGTTTTTAATTTTGAACTGTAAATTATAAGTGCCTTGAGGAAATACTCCAGCCATTAAGTATTGACTTGCTACTCCGTTACCATTTACAACCGCCATTGTTGTCGGTGCAATTGTATTCCCAGAATATTGCCAAGTAACTCCGGTACTTTCCTGTAACCAATTATTATTTAGAGGTGCTTTGCTTATTAATACCTGACTTAAATCTACTTGAATTAATGAAGATAATGGAACGTCAAAATAAAATCCAATGCCAATGGTTTTACTGCTTAGTGTAAAATTAACCTGACGATCAAATGCACCAGTACTAATATTAGTTGCTGACCCGATTGGTACTCCAGTTGCTACTGGAGCAACAGAACATTGCAAGAAGCTTGCAGCCGCTCCAGTACTGTTGTTAGTACCGATAACTCGCAATGAATAAGAGCCAGCATCAAAAGTATTTAATACGTAAAGAAAATTACTTAACGCTGATGTTGCTCCATTGCCCGCTCTAATATGTCCCGAACTTATCCAAGTAAAATTGTCACCACCTAAAGACGATTGGCTAAAAGGTGTTAATGAACTACCAAAAGTTGTATTAAAATAATTTGGGTCTGAAAAATTAGCGGACGGGAATTGATTACGATAACCGTAATTAACCCAAGTCGTTGTCAATGCTGAGGGAGCGTATTGGAGTGCTCCAACTTCATAAATTGAACTTCCGTCTCCGAAATATTGGTCTTGTGTGTCAACTGCAATTGCTGTTGAATTATCAACAGTACCAGTTGTTTGCAACTGATAAGCCTTGTCAGTTTTATAATTTTTGAAGACCAAAATATTGTCGTACTGCTGAGTAATATTTTGGATTACACCGTAATTAAAAGGTAACATCCAAATTTTAAGATTATGATTACCACTTTGAGTATAAGCGAGGTTAAACGTGTAATTATTCAACGTATTAAATACTGGTACGTATGGGAGGTCTTGATAACTAACAGTATTGCCGCTCAACATCAACTCACAACGTATAGTAGGATAACCACCAGTACCACCACCGTAATAAGTCAAGTAAGTAACGAGCATACTTACATTGACAGTAATTGTTGTACCTGAATTGCTGTTAAGTGCAATTACAGGACTTTTAATTGCTGTGGAATGAGGAAAACTTGTTCCACTAAAAGCCCAACTATCAGCAGCCGTCAGCCTTTTATTTGAAGAATCATAACTTATTGAGTTATGTGCATAGGGTGCAGATTCATTTGACCATCCTGTTGTATTTAAATTAAATAATCCGTTTAATACTGAATCAGGTACATAACGTCCTGAATCAAAAACGTAATAATTTAGATACGTTTTTTTGAACGGTCTTATTTTTGAAAGTTCGTCCGAACCAATTTTAACTTTTGGGTTAAGCGTTAACAGACGATTATAAGAAGAGGTAACACCAGTCAAATAATTCCAATCGTATACGGTTCTTGACGAACTGGTCTCGTTACGTTCTGTTATAACATATTGTCCATTTGATTGAGCAATAAAGCAATTAAAAGAGTTTAATATTTTGCTCAATGCATCGTAACAACTTAGATAAGAAATAGTTTGCTTATCAAAATTTGCAAACCGTCTTTCATTACCTGAAACCTTATCAAATAAAGTACTACCCGACAATTGAGTAGGCAATACATTACATTGTACGGCAATTGGTAAAGCAATACCAGTTTGTGTCAAACATTTTTTTACCATCTGAATTAAAGGAGTTGTATTTGTTAATCCAAGGGCATAAGGATAGTCAATATTTTTTAAATTGGCGAGACCATCAACAGCGTTGATGGTTATGAAATAAGAACTAGTTAAAACATTTGTTGTAATATTTTCGGGCTGTAACCAGCCCTCCCAATACTTTATAGGAGTTAAATTTGTGTTCAATACCTCGACTTGCCAATCTTGATACTCGCTTTCAAGTAAATCTGTAAAGCTTTGTCCAGATGTAGCATAAAAAGTAAATTCAAGACCAGACCCTTTGATTGGATTATCAATCTCATCTCGTCCCGATTTATAATTTATTTTTAGAGGCTGTGGAGCATAATACTTAATCTCTGTTGTTGCACCTGTATAATTAATTTTATTCAAATTAACTTGGTACGTGCTGCCAGATTGGTCAAGCAAATTGAATTTATATTTTATTCCATAACTCATTTTTTAATAATTTGTATTACCTCTTTTTCGATTAGCTTCTTGAAAGGCAAACCAAATATGATCGTTTTTAACCCCAACGCTTGACACCGATAATTTAATTTTATTATTACCAAAACCTGATAACATTTTATTTGTATCACCATTATTATATACACGACTACCAGCAGGTAAGTCAATTAATTCTGCACCACGCTCACCAACCATTGCAAGACCTCCAGTAGTAACACCTCCGTTGGCAAATCCGGGGATTGCGGAGAACGCTGCATAGATGCCAGCAGTACCAGCAGCGATTGCAGCAACGTCCAATGGGAAAGGCAAAGCAGCGTTAGCTGCAATGGTTTCACTTAACGCCTCGGCAAGGTTAGCAGCAATCATTTGTTTAACAGTCGACAAAACTTGATTACCTAACTCGGCAAAACTTGCCTTACCGGTTGCAACGCTTTCACCAATTTGCTTACCTAACTGTTGCATTGCAGGGTATGCCGTTTGTTGAACATTAGTTTTAAAAGCGTCTCCAATCTTTTGAAGAATGCTAGGCATATAAGCAGCATTTTTTCCAGCTCCAACAATAACTGTATTCAATTGAGTAAAATCTTTTATCTGCTTACTTAAATCGACTTTAATTCCAAGATCATTTTTTTCACCTTGTTTATTTCCTTTTTTGTCTTTAACAGCCTCACCAAAAGCATTTGAAAAAGTTAACCCTGCTTTTGTACCTGCTTTTTTACCGTCTGTCGACGCTGCATTAGGGTCAATTAGATTTATTTTTTTAGCTAGTAATGTATTTTCAATAGCTGTTTTAAAATTTGTCGCTGTTTCTTTTCCAAAATTAATTGCGTCTGTTGCAACTTTTTTCATTGCACTTGCATATATATTTGGTATTGCTTTTAAGTTGCCCGTAAAGACAGCCTTAATGAGTTCACCGGTCGTACCGAATACGTCAAATATTAAATTGCCAACTAATTTAATTGCTGTCCAAAGTTCTTTAAACGCAAAAATTGTGTCCTGAATAATTGCTCTAAATAAAATAGATCTTTGGTATAGATCGACAAAATAGTCAACTACTTCCATAATAGACTGTTTCATTTGTTTAAAAGCCTTGACCGCTATCTCATAGGCGTCTGCCTTAATACTTGCAAAATATGTTGAACTTTGTCCGAATAATTGGACAAGCTCCTTATTCATTTCTGTCTGAGCTTCTGCAATTCTTAAATTTGATTTTTCAACATCGTCAGCATTATTAATAACCTCACTCCATTTAGTGGTCATTGTTGACAAACTTTCAATAAATTTGGCGCCAGCTTGAACACCTTGCTTTCCGAATACTTGCATTAAAGTATCACCGACTTCTTTTGAATTTGCTCCAAAACCTTTCATCTTTTCGGCAATCTTTTGGATAGCTTCATATTCGGTCATTGAACCGTTCTTTATTCTTAACGATAACTCATCCGAATTAATACCAATGTTTTGCAAAGCCTTTTGAGCGTTGGCGTTCATTTCGCGCAAATTTTGTGTTGCTTTTCCAATCGCACCGATTGCGGTCTCTGGAATAATACCGGAGTCCATAGCTTGAGAAACAATTGCAAATGATTGCTTAGCATCTAAGCCAAGCGTTTTAAAACTTGGACTAAATTGTTTTATTAAACCAAGTAATTGACCAGCATCGTCATCTTGAAGAGCAATACCTTGCTGCACTAATGTACTCGCCTCTTCAAAACTTATTCCATAATTATTAGCGAGAGCATTTGTGGTCTTTAAAGTTTCGTTAAAATCTGTACCGAATGTGTCGGACGTTGCCTTAATACTTGCAGTAACGTTTGTCAAATCATTCCCTGTCAAGTTAGTTAAGTCCCTAACCTTTGCAGTTGCATCTCCAATTCGGTTTATAAAATCAAATGCTGCTTTACCAGCAGCGATAATTGAACCAACAGCAAAAGCACCAGCAATAGCTCCTCCTATTTCTTTTAAACCTGTTGAAAGATTGGTGAGCTTTCCTTTAGTTTCTTCAAGCGCGGATTTAAACGCTGCTGTATTTGCGTTGATTTCAAAAATCAATTCACTAACAAGTTTTGCCATTATAGTAACGACCCACGGGTAAGGGGTCAGCAATAAATACTTTCCAAAATTGGTTTTAATTTTCTGTTTCTTTTTTTAAAAACTGTTCAGCAAAATTTGAAAATTCCTCATCGTATTGAACATTTTTAAATTTTTCTTTTTCAATCTCTTTAAATTGTTCATCGATATGCAACGGGTATAAATCTCTTGGTGTATCGATGTGAGCAGTATCGCTCATTGAACTTTTTATTATATAATATGAAACTGTTCTTAATTCATTTTTAATTATATCAAATCTATTAGCATCCTTTTCTGTTTTAATTCCTAAAATTTGGAACGCTTGCACAGGTGTTAATAAATCAAAGTCGGTAATTGAATAATTAAAGTTTACCACAAATAACGAAAGCAGGTAATTGTATGTCAACTCCTGCTCTGGTTCATCTTTTTTTATACCCGTATCAGTACTTAATTTTTTTTTGTGGGTACAAACATTTTTAAAACACACTGATTAAATACATCTAAAAAATCCGCGTAATTTTCTGATAAGATGTCCTCGCAATCTGATTCTTTAAAAAGCAATTCTTTTGCTTCTAATTTGTGACCACGTTTTAAACCTTCAAAAAAAATAATTTCTGTGTTAGCTGGTGAGTTAATTATCTGTTCAATTTCACCAATTTTTAAATTTAATTTATTGCAGACGTTTTTGATTACTGCAAAATCCACAATACACGGTAACTCCTGATTTTTATAATTGATGTAGTACATATTTTGTTTTTTGTTTTTTTGAGAGTGAGAAAACCAGTACCAACATTAATAGTTAGTACCGGTCTTTTAATATTATTCAATTAATTAGGTTGTTGCTTTTGTTAACGCTCCAGACCCTTGCATTTTTATTGACCCAGTACCAAATTTACCAGCCGAATATTTAAGGTCAACTGAGGTAACTATTACGCTGCCTTTCTGAAAGTTACCAGCGTCAATTTTTACAACTAAATTTAAAGCTGTACCGACTTTTATTTGTTCAAAAGTTAACAACCCATTGGTTGAGCCTGTTGGGTTAGAGGTTGTACCAGTATAGTAACCGGTTACCGTATCGTCAGTTATAAAAGTTGCGTCTGCCGTCCAAGACTTCCAAGTTGATTGGAATATTTTTTGGAATTGATTGTCAAATGCTGCTACCTCTTCAGTACCGACCGAATAAGCAATATTAATGTCGGTTAACTGCATTACTTGTTTACCTGCTAATGAGAGAAAGCCTTTGTTTGCTTCTAAAAATTTTACTGCCATTGTTAAAAAAAATTTTAATTATAAAATTATAATGAGTACCACAAATTAAATTTGATGATACCCGTAAAGATTTTGAGGTCAAAATCGTAAGCCAAGTCCTCGTCAGTTACATTAATGTAATGAACGTTATTGTTTACGCTTGCTAAAATCAAAAGCTTTGCTTTAATAAATACTAAGCTTTCAATGATTGGTTGAGATTGTGTGTTATTTATTTGTACAGAAAGCAAATAAAATTTCAAACGCTCTTTTGTGTCAAATGAATCAACGTTAGCAGCGTTGCTAACATTATATACGATTGAATAGCCCTTTAGCAACTCTACGTTTGGCAAAATGGTATAATACACGTCCGTTGAGGTGTAACCTGTAACCGCTTGCTTGATCTGGTTATATATGCTGTCTAATAAGTCTTTTTTCATTTTATTTTATGTTTTTCAACTGCTTTTTTATCGAATTATTAACCAGTTTGGCAAAATTATTACTAAAAAAATCAACGGCCTTTGGAGCTGCTGCTTCGTGCGCACGTTGGACAAATGGTTTAGCGTTCATCGTTCCACGGTTGGCTCCTGCTCTATACTTACCAAGGCCTTTAGTAGTTCGAACAGAAGTTCCAAATTCTATAAACTTTGCGTAAAACCCAGATTTTTTAAATCCAATAGTTACGCCTCCGTTGTCAGTTTTAACAATAGCGACTTTACTTGCCAACTTATTTTTGTTTCTTTTTGTGTTATTACCTTCAGGAGCAGAGTTTTGAATTTCTTTTTTAACAATACCTCCTGCTTTCATCATTAAGTCCTGAGTTATATTTTGGTTAACATCGTCCGGCAATTGATCTAACATTTTTTGCACCTCTGTCAACCCTTGAATTTTAAAATCTATATTACCGTCTGCCATTTTTATAAATAATTTATTAATTCAATTATTGTTGATTGATTACGGGTAACGGTATTAACGTTATATACTTTGTATGCTTCACTTTTATATAATACCCTTGTCCCCTTTTTTAAAAATGGTGTGTATCTGCAAAAAAAACTGATATAATCCATAGCCGATTGCTCAAAACTATTGGAGCTTAGCTTTCCTTTTTGAGTTGTTTGACTCGCCATTATTACACGGGTTGTTACCCACGTCTCAACAGCTTCACCGTATGTCGTTGCGGTAACGACAAGCTCTTGTAACTCCAATCTTTCGGTTAAACGTGCTGTCTGTGCTGCCATTAATATAACGCATTAATATACGGTGAAAGTAATCTTTCAAATGAATTAGATTTTTGTATTTGATTTGATACATAATTATTACGATCGATGTCAAACAACTCACCTACTTTTAGGTAGACAGCACGTTTGATCGATTCACTAATGACAGCCATACCGGAGGTGTAATTAATTAATAACCTAGTACCGGAGCAACTCCCTTTAAATATTATGTTGGTATAGTTGTTAAACTTTTCAATTGCATACGATGCAGGGTCTAAAGTTGTGAGCGTATTGCCTGAACCAAACCCATAACTAATTTGAATACTAGTAACTTTTACGTTGGTTGTATAAATAGGATAATTTATATAAACAAAATTTGTCAAATAACTATTTTCTTCCAGCACACACACGGACGGCACAATGTCGTCTTGTATATGTTGCTCGGCAATGTCAACTGCCGAACGGAGGTAACGTTTTAACTGACCGTTATAAGTCAAATCTAATTCGTCAATATTTAAGTCCTCTTTTAATTCAGCGATTGAAAATATATTATCGTATGTTTTTGTCTTTGTAATTTGCATTTGAAAAATTTTAAAACTCACCTATAAATACTTAGAAAAACAGGCCAAGGAATAAAAAAAGGTCTCCATTTAAAATGGAGACCCTTTTATAAAAAATCTAAGTAAAAGCTTAAATGAATGAACCGTTTTTGGTTATAGCAAAAGCAGCAGCGTTGACAACCTTCACGTCACACATCTGAATTACTGAATAGTTAATTAAATTTTGTCGACTAGAAGAGTAAGGGTCAACAATTATAACCAATCCACTCCACTTACCGACAGCGGCCTCGGAGAAATTACCAAGGACAGCCAGTCCGTTAGGTACTTGAGGTGACGCCATTGCAGGATAACCAGCAACGGTGTTGTCGGTGGCCCAAACAAAGTTTGAATCAGTTGCTGTTGCTGTACGTACTTTTGACTTCCAATAGTTACGTCCTTTAAATGACGACAAGAAAGCAGATGGAGTTGCATTAGTACCGGCCTCTAAAGTCAAAATGTGCTGATATGTTGAAGCAGACGCAACAGTTGCGGTCAAGCCTGATAATTGATTGAATAACTCTTTGTCAATCGCTTTATCAATTATTAAAGCAAACTTATCCATAATACTGTTCATAATTTCAGGATTTGTTTGATTAAGCAATTCACGGCTAAAAGCCGCAGTTGCATTAACAGCACGAGGGGTCAATGTAGCCTTTGCAGGTATATAACTTGCGTCTGTGATCGTTGAATTTTCCGTTCCAAAAGATACCGAGAAGTCAGCAGCACTAACCAAGTCAAGCTTACCACCAACCAAGTTATCATATACCGTTACTCCCAATGCCTGATAAAGTATAGGCGTTGGTACAAAAGATAAACTTGAACCTTGCAATACTCTACCTTGTGCTGAAGAGTTTGAAGTCGTCTGAGCGCGTTGTTCGGCTCTTTCTTTTAAGAAGGAGTTTGGGATGTAAAATTCGTTTGACCGAAGTTCAACACCTTCTGATTTTGCAACAGCTTCCATTGCTTGTCTATCAGTTCGGTCTAATTTTCCTGTTGAAAAACTTCTGAAAGCTTTTTCAAAATTGAAAGCTGGAGCGTCAATTTTTCTTTCTGAACCTTGAACAAAAATATTTTTCACTTCTGCTCTTTTTTCAGTCTCTAAAAATTTCTCACCATCAATTCTCTCATTTAATCCGGTAATTTCGTTTTTCAACGTTTCAAATTTTGCTTTTTCGTCAGCTGTCATAGCTGACCTATTTTCTTTTTCAAGAATTTCTTTTATCGCTTCCATTTCTGCGATTTTTTCGCTTCGCTTTGTTATTAATTCTTTCATTATTTTTTTTTTGAATAAAATTTAAGGTTATTTAAGTACCCGACTTTTATAATTTTTTGAAGTAGAATACTACTAATATAAATAGTGCCAATCTTTCTTTTTATTTGTTTTTTGCTAAAAATATTTCAACGTCGTAAATGTCGAGGTCAACTTTTATAACCTCCTTTACTGATTTTAATTTTTTATAACGGGTTTTAAGTTCATTTTTGCCTCGCAAACTCAAGCTGGTGTTGTTGTAAGCAGGGTTAACAACGCTTGACACATCGTATAGTCCGCTTACTTTATTTATGTAACGATAAAGGCCGTCCTCTTTTTCTTCCCAAGTCTCGTCTGGATCGGCAACAGTGAAGCAAAAGCTATTCTCCTGATAATTCCCAACCCTTATATTTTCGTACAGATCATTCGCAATTGAAGTGTCCGGTACATTTGCATCAAATGAGAGGCCGTATTTGTCAACAGCTAATTTTAAAGTATTGGCTTTAGTTCTTGCAATTAATTTAGATTGCTTATGATCTATGCAATATATAACGTCCAGATTATCGGCTCGTAACACATCGTCAAAAGCGTTAGGCATAATTACTTCGTAGAACGTAATTAATGTCCCTGAATCGTCGTCAATCTCTGCAATCAATTTACTTGCTTGATTAAATACACAAGCGTAACCAGTAATTGCACGTTGCTTAGTATCGCCTGAACTAGTACCTGTTGAGGCTCTTGTTATTTTTTCGTTAGAAATTTTAAAATTTCTAACTTCTTTTATCGATTTCAATTTCATAGTTATAAATACTTATTACTTTGGGTTATTGTTGGTCGGTGTTGCCGTTATCGCTGTTATCGGTGTTGTTGTTATCGGTGTTACCATTGCCTTTGGCTGGAGGTAATAGATTATACTTATCATACAACTGGAGCGGAGCGTTTTGCTTTTGCAACCAAGTATAGTTTGAATATTCGTCACTCAATACAGGTATATTAAAAGCCGTCCTTACCTCATTAGGTGTCACTGCAGCCATTTGAAAAAGGGTCCTTAGCGCGTTAGCCTTGTCAACTATGTTGGTTGAGGCTAAAATATTCTGATTAAATTCAATGGTTACACCTGCAGAGCGTTCTGCAGGGGTTAATAACTTGAATTCAAGTTCAGCAGTTATCAGATTAAGCAACGCTCCAAGGGTGTTGATACGAAAGTGCATACTTGCCTCTTCGTATTTTTGGGTTGAATCGTTTTGACCCTGTAGATATTTAGGGACACCAAATAATCCAAAGATTGCATTCTCCGAATATGCGGCTGTTGTCAAAAAGTTAGCGTCAGCTGCATTTAATTTTAATTCTTTCAATTCAAAGTTAGGTGGTGTAATAATTATGTTACCCGAGTTATCGTAACCTGAATATTTAGCATTCCAATCCTCGACAATCTCAGCTAACTTCTGATTGGTTGTCTTTCCCATATCGGCGATTTGAGAAAGGTATTTTGTGCCTCTGGTTTCATTTGTATAGAAATTTGAAACGGTTGATTCTGCTTTATACTGAATGTTCAACTCCAACCTCAAAGCTTCTATTGGATTGAGACCTTTACCAATAACGTCTTTGACGATTAATCTAAAATGTAAAATCTCTTCTGGTCTAAATGGCGTTTTTAAAAATTCCGAATAATACCAAAGTTGGTTTTGGTAAAATCCAATTTCAATTTGATACGGATCAAGCAATTTAAATTGACCCGTTGCCTCGTCGATAAAGGCATAAGCGTTACCTTCAGTGTAGAGGCTGTAGATAATTCCTGTTAACCAGTCCTTTGTATTAACCCATTGTTGAGGATTGTACTTTAATTGGTCAAAATATGCGTGACTGGTTAAAGGTATCTTTTTGACACCTTCATATTTGTAAATGGTTAATGACAATCGGTTAACCGATTCAGATAGGATTTTTATGCACGAAAAAACAGAACTGATTTGTTCTCCAGCTTTTTTTAAATCAACGTCCGGGTTTTTATTCCCTGAATATTGAGCAATCATTGCTTGTTTAATTAAGTCTTTTCGACCTGAAATTATCTGACCATTGGTGTTACTGGTTTGATTGTTTTGAAAAAAACTCGCGACCGCTTTCAACTGATTTTTGATGAAACCCATTTAATTTTTTTGATGAAATAAGAATTATTACCAATAAATACTTTGGTTTACGGGTTTTTCTTTTTGGCGTAAAGTTGTTGCATTTGCTCTAAAAAATAAAAATTATTTGACCTATTATTTTCAATCCAAGCGGCAAGGGCAATCGTCAAAGCAACAACCCCGTCGATTGACTCTCTTTTTATTTTTTTTAAATACATATTCCCTTTATCGTCTGTATTGGCAAATATATTTTGAAAATTCCAGCGGAGGACTGGGTTTTTCGGCAGGTGTATTTTTTTTGTAAGAATTAAACGCTCTAACAATTGGATTGCCGGAGTTAACGTGTAATTCATTCTCACATTTATAACCTCAAGGTCTAACTTACTGGTCAATTGATACTCTATTTGTTGGGCAAGAGCAGGGTCAAACCCAACTGCATCTATATTATATTTTTTTTGTAGTGTTTTAAATTCTTCAAAAATATCGTTATGATCTAAAACCTCCATTTTAGATTGTAAAATAAAATTATTTGGCTCTTCATCAGTTATAAACCACCTGCTTAAATCAATTGAACCACTGTCTTTAATCTTTGTTCTTTCGTTATTTGGGAAAAAATATTTAACGTCTGCAGTGAACGTCTCGTCAATAGGATTAAAATTTACATAAGCAATTGAAGTTAAGTCCCTTTGATGTGATAGGTCAACGCCACAAAAAATAGTTTTACGTTCTTCAATTTCTCTACCTGTAAAATTTTCAAAAATAACCTCGTCCTTTAACCAAACAGTTTGTCCGACATTGTAGTCAGTCCAGCAATTCATATTGAAAGTGATAAAAGTGTCCATTTTGTCGGTAAATAATCTACTGGTCTCGTAACTGCTTATTAAATTTTCTTTAGGGACACATACACCCAATGACGGGTTACTTTTTCGCCACGTGTCAACTCCAAGTAAAATCTCTTCTTTAGAATCTTGCGTAAAAATTTGGGCAAACCAATTATCTAATTTAACCTCACCCTCCAAAATTTTTTGACAAGTTTGTTGCATAGCAAAAGCAGGAGATTTTGCGCGATCGTTCGAAACGTGCGTTATAATAAATTGCAAATGATTTTTTTGCTTACTCTCTTGTGCAGACTTTACTACCTGCTGAAGGTGTGCGTCCTTATGGACTGCAAATTCATCGATGCAAGAAAATATTAAACCCTTCCCAACCGAGTGAATACCACCAGCGTCAGAGCTTTTTATTTCAATTCTATTGACCGTCTTTGCTGTTCGATTGTAAATAATATTTTTATTTGTTTTAAAATAAGGTGCAATTGCTGGACTGCACTTTATCATTTTATCGATATACTCGATTAAAGTCCTACTTTGCTCTCGCGCACGTGCAACTAAAAGTATATGAGCGTTATTAATACCCGTGGCAATTGCAAAATAAATTGACAAAATTCCAGCAACTGTTGATTTGTTATTGCCCTTGGCAATTGATATGTAACTGAGGTCAAAGAGTTTAGTGCTTTCGTCTTTCCACAATCCTAGGAGGTTAGCAAACCAAAAAATTTCGTGCCCTTGTGGTTGGTATCTAATTACCTCCTTGTCCGTTGGTATGTTGATTAAAAAAAGAAATCGATAAAACTTTTTAACCTCTTTTTCTTTCCAAAGATATTTTTCCTTCAATAAAAGAAAGCGTTGCACAGCTAAAACCTCATAACGATTGGCAACTAAAGCACCTGAAAGAATATTATTAATATATTCTTGTAAAACTTTCTCACATAATTCGACAAATTGTTTTGGAGTTTGAGCTGGCATTCATAATTTAAATACTCCACGGGTTAAGATTCATCTTCTAAATATTTTGGCAAATCGAAAGCCTCGGTCTTTTCTTCTTTAGATTTTCGATTCCTTTCCTGTGGGGTTAAATTCAACTTCGTTAGGATGGATTGAATTTGCTTTGAAGCCATAGCCACGGTCGTTAACGCTTGCCAATCTTTGGGGTCACGTTTTGCGGACGCTTTTGCCGTCAGTGAAATAATACACCAATCAATTAATTCGTGTATCAAGATCTCATCAATTTTTTCAAATTGGCTTTTTGATTTCATCAAATCGATAACCTGTTTCTTTAATTTTTTTTCGAATGCTGTCATAAGCATAAATACTTGACCCTCCCCCTATGCCAAAGTTCAAAAGTTGCGAGATGAGCGAGGGGGCTGTGGTTTGGGCAATAAGCAATTTTTTATTTTTGACTTACCCCCAAAGGGTCACCGGCCTCGGCCTCTTGTTTTTTTTTATTCGTTGAAAAAATAATTATTCAAAATTATTTAGGTCTTCCATCCGAGCGTCAATCCTAACGGCTCGGAGGGCTGCCTGCTCCTTAGCGGTCTCTTTGCTATGGCAACTAATGCAGATACTTATTAAGTTGTCAAGGTTCAATCTATTGCGCCAACCACTTGCAGTATGTAATGGTTCAATATGATGGACGTGAAAGGCTGGCTCGGTATGGCATACCTCACACAACGGTCGGTCGTTAAGTATTATTAATCTGGCTGAACGCCACTTTTTTAATAAATAAAATTTGTGATTGCGGTCTCTCAATGCGTTGAACGTGGAGCCGGTGTTACCGATAAGGTCGTCCACTGCTGTTATTACTTTCTTCATTTAGTTGTCCACGGGTATAGATAAGGGTTATTAATTCCACGGGCTTGGATAAAAGTTATTAATTCCACGGGCTTGGATAAAAGTTATTAATTCCACGGGCTAATTCCACGGGTATAGATAAGTATTAATTACTTTTTTTTTCTGACGATAGCGTCTCCAACTTTTTTAATTGAAATACTTGGACGCTTATTGCGCTCCTTTATATTTTCGATTTGTTTTATTTGACTTTTTATTTTAGCCTCTTGTTGCTTATCCATATTAATTAGCTTTAACTCTTCCATTTTATTCTCTACCTGATTTTTTAAAAGTGCCAATTGATAATAATCAAAAAGCTGCACGTCATTAATAATTAATTGCAATCGTAATTGTAATGATTCTGTCTCAAGGACTTTTAACTTTTGTTCGATGTCCATAACATTAAATACTTTACTCTTTTGCTTTTACTTTTTTTCTATTACGCATTTTATCTTTTAAACGCTTGAGGTATGAGTAGGCACTTTCATCGTCTTTTCGAATTACTTCTTTTTTCTTTTTCATAATTGGTTTTCTTTTTTTATTTGTTCAATAAATTTTACTTTATGCTGTGCAATGCGATCAACGCTTACCTTATAATAGTAAGGGTCTTTTTCGATCATTATGTAATTTCGATTTGTATTAATTGCAGCAATCGCAGTTGTAGCACTACCAGCGGTACAGTCAAGGACCACATCGTTCTCATTTGAGTATGTGCGCAGAATATATTCAATCAATTTTGTGCTCTTTTGGGTTGCGTGAAGTCCGCGCTCAACGTCAAATGCGATTATTGATTTTGGATAATTAGTTTGAGTCTGAACATAAGTCTTGCCGGTTATACCTTTTATGTGATTAAACCTCTGTCGATTTTCTTGTGGAGTGTTGCGACAGACTTTTGGCTTAGTTAATTCAATTAAGCCTTGAGGATTATAAGTCCCAAACTTTTTATAAAAAATTAATATAGACTCGTGGTGTGCGAGGGGTCTTCTTTTTGCGTTTGCAAAGTTTGAATTAATATTTTTTTGCCAAATGATCTCGTAACGAAAGTTTTTCAAATTAGAATTAACCAGCAATGACGTGAAGGGCTGGACGGCTGTTAGTGCAATAACACCTCTGTCTTTTATAAGACGATTGAATTGCAACCACAACTCGTCTATATTAATTGGATTGTCCCAATTGCAATACTTTTTGTCAGTGACTCCATAAGGCAAGTCACAACAGATGAGGTCAATACTTTTTGGAGTTATAAGCGGCAATAACGTTAGGCAATCACCAGAGTATATTTGATTAAGTTGTAACAAAATTTCATAAAAGTTTTACCGGTTTTAAATGCCAACGGTGAGGGCTTAGGTTATTTTATTTTTCTGTTAAGATTTTATTTAGTTCATATTGATCAAATCCTTTCTCATTAAGATATCTTTCAACCTCTTCTGTCGTCATTATAGCTCCTGTTTTTTTTTCGATGCAATAATTAGCCGACAAAATTGGTAAATGATAAATCCATTTTTCAACCGTCTGTTTCGATTGATTATTTTTTTGCATTGCCTCTAATCCGCTTTCATATTCGGTTTTAAAATCTAAAATAAAAATTAGAATATGATTTTTGTATTCAACGATGTACAACGCAACAGGTGAGGCCAATAGACTACAAGCCGTCTTGAGATTATTATATTTTTTTGCTTCTATAAAAGAAGACCAGTAAGTATTAGCCTCCAGATCAACTCGACTTTTAAACTCCATTATAAGGCTGGTGCAGCAACCACTAGTTATGATTGCATCGTAGACGCTATATTTGTTTTTAATTAAATTCAGATCATTAAAATTCAGATTATTAAAATATCTATTAAATAATCTTATTATGTTATCTCCTTCTTTTTCTTGTTCGTTTAGTGGTCGTCTAATTGTGACGTTGTCGATTGTAACGTGTTGTAATTCCATATTTTTTTATTTTGTTTTATTTTGATTGTTATTTTTTTTCTTTTTGGCATAAACTCCTTCCAGCCTTAGACCTTGCTTTTTTAATCTTTCAACAATATCTTTTTTTCCAAGATGGTAAAGCTTCTGGTATTCACTCCAAAACTTTTTGTTAAGTTGGTAATATAACTGACCATACTTGCTAACCTTATCGTAATTATCGAGTTGGTACTCTTTTCTATAATTTTTAAAATACTCCTTTTTTTCTGATCTATTTTTTTTTACGTGATCAGATTGGCATACCTTGCACCAACTCATCTTGGTGGGATAAACCACCGTTGCTCCTGTTGCGTTAACGACCTTAATTTTTATTGTATAAAAATCAGATTCTATTATTTTTTTTTCCTTGCAGCGCGTGCATATTTTGGTTTTGCCTTTTGCTTTCATTTTGACTATAAATACTTTAATATTTTAAAAAATTAGTATTTATAAAAAATATTTTAGGCACGTTACCCACGGGCATAACTAAAGGCATAACTAACGGGCATATCCACGGGCAAAAAGCTAATTAGATATTTTTCTAATTAGAAAGGGTATTGACGAGAAAAGGGGTGCAGGACGCAACCCTTATAATAAAAGGAATATTTAAATTAATTGGTGGGGTCTATACTCTCCTCTTTTGCACGTTTCTCCATTTTTCTTTTTTGCATTTGTGCGATATTTTTTAAAACAAAATCTGGAATCACTACCTCAGACCATTGAGGTGTATTAGATGTCTATCTAAATTTTCTAATTTGAAATTTGAAAGTATTTATATACGCCAGATTTTTTATTTTGTTTATTTTAATTACCCACGGGTTCAGCCTGTGGGTTTTTAATTTTAATAATTGGCTCAAATCCAAAATAATCTGAACTAAGCTTTTCGATTATCCTAATACTGTCAATGCAGTCTGTTAATATGCAATCATTCAAGTTGAGGGCTATGCTGCTAGGGTACTCGGTTGCAATGCGATCAATTATTATAATATTAACTAAATTAGATTCTGACTTTAATAAAATAGACGCTAGTGTATAGTCTTTTTTATTGGAATTGAACCAGCTGAGTAATTTTTCTATTTCAGAAAATTTTAATTTTAAAGCATCGATTGAACCGTTTATTTTTTTTGACCGATAAAACCATTTTGTTATAAAGAGCATTTTAGCCTCTTCCTTATTAGTAACTGCTAAAAGGGTAATTAACTCATTGTACATACTTGGACTGCTTACAAGGGCTTTAAAATCGATTAGCTCGGCTGCTAATGCTGTGTAATCAATACCGGCAATAGTAAACCCACGGGTTAACCTATCTTGGCATACTTGAAGTATTGCCGAAGGTGTTAATATATTGCTCATACCTAATTTAATATCCACCTCCGTTAGTTGCTTCAATGGTATGTCTTTTGCCGCAATAATAAAGTCTATCAGCTTACTGAAGTGAAGACCAGCACTGCATTGAAAGTCATATTCAATCAAACCAAGTTGAGAGCGTAATGCCCGTGGCATATTCAAGATAGGGTGAGTTACCTTTCTACATTTTTCAGTTATATTAACCCTTTTAAATTGGAGATTATAAACGCTAAATATATTTTTGTTGGTTGTAAAAATATCGTCAGTATCGGTTTGGAATGTTGGAAGTTGAATTTTTTCTAAAGATTTTTTTTGATGAATAAAATATTTCTCTTTCATCAATTTATCTCTCTCCAATAACCACGGGTTACGACCTGCCATATACTCACCAACGGGCTTAACTTCTATGGCTTTTGCCTTGGCAATATTTTTTAACAAAACCTTACTGGTAATTGTTAATGGTTCTAACTCTTGATTATAAAAGACTGGATTGACGCTGTAGGATTTGCTAAACCCGTGGGTTGTACTATACTTCTCATTAACCTCGATAACACCCAATTGCTCCAGCAATTGGATTACTACTAAATAAGATGAGTTTGGAATGAAGGAGGTAATTTCAATTTTATGAACATTAACTAAGCTGTTGAATTCTTTTGTTAAATATGATTTTGATAAAATCAGATGAACAAGAAAGTAACCATACTCAACATACTTGATTAACTTTTTTGACTGGACGTTAGTGTCGATTACCGTTATTTTTCCATCTGGAAAATGTTTAGGAACTCTTAAAAAAAATTCAGGTTGGGATAATATTAAATCGTTAAGATTTAGATTTTTTGGTTTATAAATTTGAACGGGCACTGCATAGGCTTTTTATTTTAAATGTTATTTGCTTTACATAGGGTTTTTTGCTTTAAAATTTAAAGCAATGGGAGTAGCTATGCACTACTCCCAAACAAAAGGGTTGCAAAATCCTTTTGTATAACTATCTTTTTATATTAAATACTTGAAGTTTTAGAAAAGACTAAAAAAATATAAAAATATTTTTCTTTCGTTATTTTGGATTGCTGGAAAGTAAGCAACTAAATGTTATTTTTTGAACTAGCGATTTAAGCGTTTTTTTATAAAATTCAGCTTAACCGGTTTACAAATATACTCATTAACTAAAGTACGCTCACCATTAGTCAGGTACTTTATTATTGCATTGCAACATATAAAGCATATGTAAATAAGTGTACTTGAAAGTATGTACTTGATTGAAAAAGATAAAAAAAGATAGACACATCTATAACCAATACCATACCCCCATATGTGTCTACCTTTTTCTATTTATACAGTACCCAAGGGTACAACCGCTTATGTACTTAAAGTAATGTACCAATTGAAAAGTAAAAAAAGGTAGACACATCTATAACCAATACCATACCCCCATATGTGTCTACCTTTTTCTATTTATACAGTACCCAAGGGTACCAAAAAAAAGTGTACTTGAAAGTATGTACTTGATTGAAAAAGATAAAAAAAGATAGACACATCTATAACCAATACAATACCTCCCATATGTGTCTATCTTTTTCTATTTATGGTTATGACCACCGAAAAATTAAAAGCTTGCTTACCAGCTTGCCAACCTGACAAATGGGTTGATCCAATTAACCAAGTTATAGCCAAATATGACATTAATACACCATTACGCTTGGCTTGCTTTTTAAGCCAGACAGGCTATGAAAGCAACAGTTATAACGTTCTAACTGAAGACCTTAACTATAATGCTGACCAACTGGTTAAGTATTGGCCTAACCTGTTCACCGGTAAAACCGCTCAAGCTTATGCACACCAACCGGAAAGGATAGCCAACAGGATATACGGTAATCGTTTAGGTAATGGTAATGAAAGCACTTATGATGGGTGGAATTACCGAGGACGAGGTATAATCCAGACTACGGGCAAGATCAATTATGAAAAGGTATCAATTGGATTGAATATAAGGGCCGTGGAGCAACCTGATCTGTTATTGACCCCTTTATATGCTGCCTTGTCAGCGGGGCTGTATTGGGCTACAAATGGCTTAAATGCTTATGCTGATAAATCGGATATTATCACACTAACCAAACTAATTAACGGAGGTGTTAATGGGTTAAGTGACAGGGTCAAATTATTCAACCATATTATAACTATTTTAAAATAAAAAAGCACCATAGGTTAACCCTATCGCTAAGCCATAGCCTTTATAATTGGTTGAACGTCCTTGACCCTGTAGGTCAACTAAGACCCCTTTACTTTTTTGCTGTTTTATACCCGTGGTTACTTATACGGGTTTTTTCCAACTTTCAAATTTTTCAAAATCTTTGTCTTTTCTTCAATAGTATTGCGTTGGACGTAACTACTGGACAATTCGGTAAGATCACCTTTATGACCAGTGAATAATTCAATTTGCCGATCAGGTAAATTAAGTTCAGTAGCTAATATCGTCCCGAAAGTTTTTCGGGAAAAATACGGATTGAAAATTTTTTTAATCGGTTTAGAAATAAAATTAACGTTATTGGTAATTACTTCACGATCTAAATTTATAATTAGGCCAATTGATTGAACCAATGACCGGTAATGCTGCTCCAGTAGATCGATGTTAGCGGTGACTTTATTAACTTTTGCATTAACCCGCACCAATTGAGGTATAACGTAGTTCAACGGCTTTAATATTTTGTCTGTATAATCGTTCAAAGGATTGTGTATGGTTTGGGTTACTTTATTTTGATAAAAAGCAACTTTCCAAACCCCTTGTTTGTGTTTTAATAATTTAGCTGTATGCAACTCTTTAAACCCACGTAGGCCGCCAAACATTGTTTGAAGTATAAAGAGCTTTTTTGCTTTTTCAAGTTCATCAATACTAATCAATACCGACTTGGATTTATTTACACTGTCAAAAATCTGCTGGTATTGGTTCAATTTCTTTTCATCAAATTGAAACCAAAATATTTGGTCAAATTCATCTTTATTTAAATTATGCTCTATCCTAGTCCCGACCTCATCCTTTTGGTCAGTGATTGCAGATAATTTTAAGTCAGATAAGTCAAGCTTAGGTAAGTAACCCTTTTTGTAAAAGCTAAATTTATTGTTGGAGCTGTTAATGAGGGTCTTTGTTATACCAATCATTTTGTTTAATGATTTTGGCTTGTATGATGTGCGCTCTTTATCTTGATGAAATATTTGCTTATCATATTTCAAAGGGTCAAAGGTTTTTGTTTGAATAGCGTAATAACCGTTTTCTTTTAAAAAAGTAAAGAAGTCAATTAACCAATTCACATTAAAATATTTTAAGTCCTCTTTTGGTTGTCTAAGCTCACGATACTCAATCAATCTAATTAAAATTTTGCGATATGTGTCGGGTATAGTATCGTCATAATATATCGTCCCGAACATTTCAATGATATTTTGTTTATTCCAAAGACTTTTTTTATAAACCAACTCCGTTGGCATTGTTGCCCGTTCTTTTTCTTTTTGTTCATTTACGAGCTTGGTAATTACTTTGGCAGAGGTGTTATAATCATTTTCAATTTTTACATTTTCTTTTTTCTCAACAGATTTAATAACGTCCTTATCGATTGTAATAATCTCTTTCACTTCTTTGGTGTAAAGCTTTCGAGTTCTTTTAATGTAAAACAAAATGAATTGATCTAAAAAGAATTTTTTTTTTGGCAATAAATAGCTTTCGCGTACATCCTGAGAAAGTATTGCAAGTGCCTCGGCTTTAAACCTTTCGTAAAGTTTGGGAGGAAAGTTCACTGGAAAATTCTCCAGCGATAAAGGGTCAATAATAACCTCGGTTTGTTGGATAATTTCAAAACCATCAGCATCGATGGTAACTAATTCTTTTTTTACTTTCTTTTTTGGATATTCATTTCTCAATTCCAATGCCAATGGAGTTGGTACTTCTTTTTTTATAGTTATCTCTAAAGAACGTAACCGCTTGCCTTTCTTTTTTTCTAAAAAATCTAACCCGTATAAATGTGCTTCTATTTGTTCGCGGGTAAACTCGTTGTTATATGTAACATAAGTATTGGCCTTTTGCTTTAACGTGTTTAGTTCAGTGTTTAACCTGCTTACTTCGTAAGCAGGTAAACCGCTAACAACTTGCCCGTCTTTAAATTGGTTTTTTTTTAAGGTAAGCCTTTGGGCGTCTAAATACACCGGTATGTCCAATTGCTTTTTTAAACCCTTGCGACCAATAATTCGAAGTAATACGTACCCATATTTTTCCTTTTGCACTTGCAGCCTAAAGAAAAAACGAAACTTGGAGTTGATCTTGGAAGTCATATACACTAAATTTGGTTATATTTTATACACCAAAAATATGCTATTTGTATACACCAATCCAGTAGAAAACCGCGTTTTTACCCCTTCCACGGGTTTAACCGGTCCCTCCCTCTCCGCATTCATTGTTTTCTATAAAATCCTCTTCCCGACGGCGTGCAAAAGCGACTAATCGTAGACATGGATGACGTACTCGCCGATGCGACGGGCCAGCTCATCGACCTGTATGAAAAAGAATTTGGTGTACGGGTATCGCGCGAATCGATGAACAACAAGGAAGAGCGCGAAAAATTTCCCGACCATCATGAAGCGGTATACCGGTTTGTCTTCCGGAAAGATTTCTTCCGCACCATGCCGGTGACCGAGCACAGTCAGGAGGTCATGGAAACTCTCAACAAGAAGTACGAATTGTTTGTGGTTTCGGCGGCGATGGAATTTCCCAACTCCCTTTCCGAAAAACTGGAATGGCTGAACGAACATTTTCCCTTTCTCCATTGGAAACAATTCGTTTTCTGCGGCAAGAAAAGCATCGTTCATGGCGACTACATGATCGACGACCTGCCGCACAACCTGGAAACGTTTAACGGGGAAAAGCTTCTCTTTTCGGCGCCGCACAATTTGCAATACACCCACTTCAAGCGCGTACACGGATGGAAAGAGGTTGGCGATTTTTTATTGTGA